AGAAGTAAAGCATTTTCCTGATGGTTCTCTTCATCTTAACGGCGACTTCTTTCCAGTGCGTCAGATTTATTGGCTGTATGAGAATGATGAGGAAATCTTCACTCTTATTTGTCTGAAACGTCATTTTGACCAGCTTAATGGTTCAATTCGTCTGATTCTGCCTTACCTGCCTCATGCTCGAATGGACAGGACTAAGACCAATAAGGACGTATTTACTCTTAAATATTTTGCGGAAGTAATTAATTCTCTTAATTTTGAGGCAGTAAAAGTTCTTGATGCCCATAGTAATGTAAGTCTTGCTCTTGTTAATAATATTGTAAACGTTGACCCTACGTTCTTTGTTGAGAAAGCTATTAATGATATTCTTTCTCATACTACAGTTGATAATCTTGTGCTTTTCTTCCCCGACGAAGGCGCAATGAAGCGCTATAGCGGTCTTTTTGCTCGTTCTTATACTTTTGGTATGAAGAAGCGCGATTGGGAAACTGGGGAGATTCTTGGGTTGGATATTGTTAATCCTGAAGCTGTTAAAGAAAAGGAAGTCCTTATTGTAGATGATATTTGTTCTTATGGTGGGACTTTTTATCGTGCAGATAAAGCACTGCGAGAGGCCGGTGCTTATAGAACCTATCTTTATGTTTCTCACCTGGAGAACAGTGTAATCAATGGAAAGCTGTACCAAGAAAGAGCTACTGTTAATCATATTTATACAACAAATAGCATCTTTAATGAGGATAATGATGTGGACCAGAAAGTTACCGTATTTCCGGTATTTTCTTGCGAAGAGCTTTATAAGAAGGGAGTCAGATATTACCAGTGAACATTGAAACTTTGAAAAAGGACAAGATTGCGGCGATGAAGGCTGGCGACATCCAGCGAAAGAACGTCCTTACTGATATGATTGATACTATTCAGAAAGCAGCGATTACTCCAAAAGGACGCATTGAGATTACTGAACAGCTAGTTGATGACACTTTGATTAAGTATCAGAAAACTGTTCAGGAAATGATTGATACTTGTCCTGCTGACCACCCAGACAAGCTTGCTGAGTATCAGCAGAATATGGAAATTGTTAAGGAATATGCTAAGCAGCTTATCACTGATAGAGAAGTTATTAAAACCCTTATTATGGAGCTTCTTGATGCAAATGGAATTACTTGTGAGAAGGCCAATAAGGGCAAGATTATGAAGGTCCTTGCGCCTGCCTTTAAGGGCAAGGCAGATATGAAGATCGTTAATAGCGTCCTAGAGGAATATTTCTAATAAAGCGCGCTCCCAATTTTTTAACTATTTATTAGCAGAATTTTGGGAGCGCGCATTTTCCCTATATTTGTGTTTATTAAAAAAATATATTATAATATATATAGAAATTAAGAAAGGCTTGATAAACATGGCTTCACTAATATATCATCCTTGTTACCGATGTGCTTTAAAATGTAAATGCTGTGCTTTTTATAAAAATTCTGAATCAGGGCTTTGCCCAAAGTATTGTGTGTATACAATGAAAGGATTTACATTGAGAAGCCATATAGTATATTGTCCTTTTTGCGGGAAAAGAATTAAAAAGGAGAATGGTGAAATTGAATATCAAGCCTAAAACTGAATGTTTAGAATGTAAATTTCGATGTTGGTGCTGTGAATTTTATTCTGATACTTGCAATCGAGATAAAGGAGAATGCTCTTCTAATAATTTTAAACTAATAGAAGATTGGCACCATTGTCCTAATGATGGCAAAAGATTTGCCAATGTTCCTGTTTTTACCAAAGATTTTGAATAAGGAGATTGTTTAATGATTAATAATTATAACCCTCTCTTAATGTGTGATTTTTATAAGGCTACTCATGCGGAGCAGTATCCGGCAGGACTAACAAAAATTGTTAGTTATTATACTCCACGGCTGTCAAGACTTCCTGATACTAATAAGGTTACTCTTTTTGGCCTTCAGGCTTTTATTAAAGAGTATCTGATTGGGATGTTTAATGAATGCTTCTTTAACAGAAGCGAAGAATATGTTGTTCATGAGTACGAAAGAGTGCTGAACAATTCTCTTGGCCGTGGAACTTATTCTGCTGAAAAGATTATTAAGCTGCATCGACTTGGTTATCTGCCTCTTTCTATTAGAGCTGTTCCAGAAGGAACTAGAACTTCTATTGGCGTTCCGCAGATTGAGATTAGCAATACCCATCCTGATTTTGTTTGGTTGGTAAATGCTATCGAGACTCTTCTGTCTTGCACCATGTGGCATACCCAGGTATCTGCGGAAGTCGGTTATCGCTATTGGCAGATTGTTAAAAGGTATTGGGATGCTAGTTGCGATGATTTTGTTGATCCCCATATGCTGCTTGGAGACTTTTCTATGCGCGGTCAGCAGTCTGCGGAATCCGCAATTAAATCCAGCGCTGCTTGGTGCCTGAGTTTTTATAATACCGCGACCGTGCCAGCTATTATGTGGTTGGAAGATAATTATAATTGTGATTCTGGCAAGGATGAAGTTGCCCATGGCGCAGTTTCGACAGAGCATAGCGTTATGTGCTCTAACTATGCTGTTGATGGCGATGAAATTACTCATATTAAGCGGCTTCTTACTGAAATTTATCCTGAGATTAGTTTCTCTATGGTATCTGATTCTTATGATTACTGGAATCTTGTAACCAAAATTCTTCCTAGATGTAAGAAGGAAATCATGGAGCATAAGGGTTGTCTTGCTATTCGTGGCGATAGTGGAGACCCTGTAGAAGTGATTGCAGGTAAGCGTTTTTATCCTATTGATGGCGCACTCCTTGAGGAGAACGATGAAGATAAAATCGGTGATTGGTTCAACGATTGGGCATTTGAATACGGCATTGAATATAGTGATATTTATTACTTCCAGGATGCTAATGGAAAAGTTTATTCCGCAGACGTGGATATAGATTATAGTTATGAGTGCGGTTATTATACTGATACTGAATACCGGTATATTGATTCCCTTAGAGTGGAATGGAAAGAAATTTCTCCCACTGCTGAAATTATGGGCACTGTTTGGGCGCTGTGGCAGGAATTTGGCGGCACCCTTAATTCTAAAGGGTATAAGGTTCTAAATCCTCATGTAAAGGCTATTTATGGCGATTCTATTACCCCTCAGCGTTGTGAAGAGATTTATAAGCGTCTTATGATGCAGGGCTTCGCTATTAGTAATGTTTCTCTTGGCGTTGGTTCTTTCTCTATGATGTGCCTTGAAAATATTGATAGTGAAGGTAAGATTTCTTATAGTCCTTATACTCGCGATACTTTTGGCATTGCTGTAAAGGCTACTTATGCCGAGGATAAGGATGGTAAGCCCATTATGATTTATAAGCAGCCCAAGGCTTTGTCTTGGAAGAAGTCTCAGAAAGGATGCTGCATCGTAGCAGAAGATGGCGAAAGCTATACTGATGAACATACTCTGGAAGAGACTGCCAATCATAAGTGCAAAAACTTGCTTATCCCTGTTTTCGCTAATGGGCAGCTTATTAGGCAGTATACACTTGATGAAGTTCGTAGAAATATGTATCCTGAGACGACGGAAGATTGGTGCGATGAACGTTATTACTGGTAATTTGCTTGACGCAAAAGAAACTTATATTTGCCATCAGGTGAATTGTCAAGGCAAGATGAACTCTGGCGTAGCAAAAGCTATCCGAGAAAAATACCCAGAAGTATTCAGCAGTTATCTTTTTAAATGTTCAGAGGCCGAATCCGCAGATAAGCTTTTAGGTTCTACCCAAATGGTAAAGACTAAAGATAATCATTTCGTAATTAATATGTTTTCTCAGTTTAACTATGGATATGATGGGCGACGTTATACTTCATATGATGCTTTTTGGAATGCCTTGAATTTAATTAAAAACTCAGTAAGCGAAAACTCTACCATAGCTTTTCCCTTTGGGATTGGCTGTGGTAGAGGTGGCGCAAATTGGAATATTATTTACGCCATGATTAAAGAAGTTTTTAATGACTCTGATAATATAGTGTTTTATAAAATGGAGGAGAAATAATGCCAGAAAAGAAAACTGCTTATTTTAAATATCCTCTTAATCCTAAAGAGGAAATTGAAAAAATTGTTGATTGGATTAAGAGATATTTTTATATAAATGCGACTCAAGAGACTTATGCAATTGTTGGGATTTCCGGAGGAAAAGATAGCACAATCACTGCGGCTTTGCTGGCTCGTGCCCTTGGGCCAGAGCGAGTCATTGGCGTTATGATGCCTTGCCATTATCAGGCAGACTTACAAGACGCAGAGTCGGTTTGCGAGTATCTCGGTATTCAGAAAATGACTATTGATATTGGCCCAGCTACTACTGCGCTTTATAAGTCTCTTGAAGCTTCTAAGAGCATGGCTTTTAGTGATGAAAATGTCCAGAGAATTACTACAAATACTCCTGCTCGTATTCGCATGACAACTCTTTATGCAGTAGCTGCTGCGGTTGGAGGTAGGGTAGCGAATACCTGTAATTATTCTGAAGATTATCTGGGATATTCTACAAAATTTGGTGATACTGCTGGAGATTTTTCTCTTCTTAGCCATTTTACTGCGACAGAAGTAAAGCAGCTTGGATATGCTTTGGGACTACCTAAACGCTTTGTTGATAAGGCTCCTACAGATGGGATGTGCGGCAAGACCGATGAAGAGAACTTTGGCTTTACTTATACTGAATTAGATAATTTCCTTCGGAATGAAATCTATCCTGATTATGACTCTTATCGTGATATAATGGATAGGCATACCCGCAATCGTCACAAAATAGAAGATATGCCAGCTTATTTTTATAGTCCGCGTTATTCGTAATTTATAAAGTAATACTGACAATAGCTCCCTTAAATGGGAGCTATTTGTTTTTATTAAAAAATTATGTTATAATATATATAGAAAGTTAAGGAAAGGAAATGATATATATGAATGGTTGGGTTACTTCTTTAAATCCGCAGAAGCATCAAAGAAAAATGAATTATTATATGCGTTCTATGAATAAAAATATTGAGAAAGACGAACTTTGGAATGGGCGCTTTTATTGTCGCCAGGTTTATTCTCCGCAGAAGTATGTTTATGAAGATCGTAGCGGCATGGAGTATCATGTTTGTTTGCGCTTTATTGATAAGAAAACAGGTAAGTATTATGATAAATATGATACAGTTAATTCCTGGTGTATGTGGAATGGCAGTAAGATTTGGGAAACTATGAACTGGTTTATCGTTGAGTTTATTGACGCATGGGCCGAAAAGCCCAATCCTTATGAGGAGGTCTGGCATTAATGAATGATTTGAATATGCTGAAAATTGATTTTGCGCCCTGGACTTATCCTTCCAATTGGGTAAATAATATTAAAGACATTTTCCGCCATATTAAATGGAGTTGGCAGAGAATCACTAAAGGCTATAGTGAAAGAGACCTTTTTGATTTGGATTATTATTATGCCAATCTTTTTAGTGGCACTCTAAAGGATTTTGCAAAAGAGCTTCATAGCTATCCTGGCCCAGAAATCAGTTATGATGAATGGCGTGATGCTCTCTGCGATACTGCTGATAAGTTTGAAAAGTGTCATAATTATGATTTCTTTACTACTACAACAAATAATTATGAAGAAATCTATGAGCAGTGCAAGAAATATAAAGATGAAGGCTTTGACTTCTTGAAGAAATGGTTTTTCCATCTTTGGGACTAAGGAGGTAAATAATGGCTACTTATTGTTGTTCTGACTTACATGGGCAGCTTTTTCTTTATAAAGCGATAAAAGAATTTATTAAGCCAGAAGATACAGTTTTCTTCCTTGGGGACGCAGGAGATAGAGGCCGCAATTCATGGGAAACTATTAAAGCTATTTGGAGCGATGAGCAGTTTAAGTATCTTCGCGGCAATCATGAAGATATGCTTGTGAAGGCCATGGAAGAATATTATCAAGGGCATCCATATGGCAGTGCTTATGAACTTCTAGCTTGGAATGGTGGAGCGCCCACTTATGAAGATTGGTTAGCTGAAAAAACTGCTGACCAACGATTTTGGTATAACCGTTTAAAATCCTTGCTAACTCAATGGACTTATGTCAATGCATTCGGTATGAAATGTGAACTATCTCATGCGGGTTTTACTCCTGGCGCGCATGAGAAAGATTTAATTTGGGATAGAAAACATTTTAGACACCCTTGGCCAGAAGGTTATAATGATACTCTTATTGTTCATGGTCATACTCCTTGTCAGTTAATGGATGAAGAACTGCTGGTCGGTGAACAAGATGATGAAAGAGAAATTGGAGCTTATTGGTATTGCGACTTTCATAAGGTTGACCTTGACAACGCTTCTTTCTATACAAACGCTTGTGTGCTTTTAGATTTGGACACTTTTGACGAACATATATTTCAGTAATTGATTTTTACTTTAAATTATGATATAATATTATTATAAAAGAAAGGGGAAGATCAACATGAGAAGTAAGAGAAATAAGAACATGGAAACCCATGATTTCTATTGTTTAAATTGCGGAAAGTCTATTCCGCTTCCTAGAAAGCAGGGTTTCCAGCCGGCTAGATTTCATAGAAAGAAACTTTATTGTCCTTACTGCCAGGTTGTAATTAATATGGTTGAGTGCAAGACTTATGCCGATATTGTAGAATTTAAGGAAAATTTTGCTAATGGTTTGTATAAGGAAGAAGCTGCTGAATCGCTGAGTTTTGTTGAGGGTTCTGTTATCTAAGGAGGTAATTAGAATGATTAACTTGTATTTGTTAGTCGGTTTGCCGGGAAGTGGAAAAAGCACTTGGGCAAAATGTTTTACTTCTAAAAATGATGCTATTTGGATTTCGCGAGACGTATGTCGTTATAAGCTTTTATCTGCTGGAGATGAATACTTTAGCAAAGAGGAGCTTGTTTGGGAAGATTTTATTGGCTGCATTCAAGATGCTATCATTAAGGGCCGGCAAAATCCAAAAGAAACCACTAATATCATTGTTGATGCTACTCACTTAAATAAAAAATCTCGTGATAAGGTATTGAATCGTATTCCTTTAAACGGGGTTGATTTAATCGCAGTTAATTTTATGACTCCTATTGAGCAGTGTCTAAAAAACAATGCTAAACGAGAGGGCCGAGCTAGAGTACCAAATAACGTTATTTATAATATGTATGATAGATTGGCATTTGTTAAAAACCATGAGGAATATAAAAAACATCCTTATTGGGAAATTCAAAATGAATATTGGTTAGATGGAAAGGAGTGATGTTATGGCCATTTGGCTAACCTCAGATTGGCATTTTAATAAAAGTGCTGGTCAAGAATAATACAACGAATTGATATAATTTTTATATTTTATTGAGAGGAGGAATATAGAAATGTATTCTGTATATAAAATTACTAACTTAATAAATAATAAATGTTATATTGGTTCAAGTATTAGGGTTGATAAACGATGGAAGGAACATCTTAACTGCTCTAAAAATTCAAATGACCCAAAATATGATTATCCTTTATATTGTGCTTTTCGGAAATATGGAATAGAAAATTTTCATTTTGAAATATTAAGAGATGATTTTGATTCTGTGGAAGAGATGTAGAGCTATGAAAAAGAAATGATTATATTTTTTGATAGCTATAATAATGGGTATAATTAGACTTATAATACTGATACGCCTTCTTTAGGGTCAGAAAATCTTCAAAAATATATTTAGCAAATCAGCCAAAAATGTGCAAAAGTTAAAAATGGTAAAATTATTGAAGTTTATAATTCTTACCATGAAGCTGCAAGAAAAAATGGTTATGATGGCGATTTTTGGGCTTCCTCAATTAGAAAAGTCTGCAAAGGCCAATAGCGAAATTTTAATGGAGATATTTTTCAAGATTTAGATAAAAACAATAATCTTGTTATTCCAAAATACTTAACTTCTTCAAGGCGTCAAAAAATTTTTTGTGTAAATGTTGAGACTTTAGAAGAAAAATATTATGATTCAGTTTCTCAAGCCAGTAGAGAATTAAATATAGATAGAAATAGAATATAGCAATGCTCTTCTGGAAATTAGAGATATTCAATTGTTCATAATTATATTTTTAGAAAGATTGATGAAGATGGTAATATTATTGAAATAGAAAATGCACCAACCATTGAAGAAAAAATTTTTTAGTACAATGAATCTAATCCATTAATTAATGGGGAAAGGCATAGTATTAAAGAATGGTGTAATATATATAATATAACCACTAACAGTTATTACTAGAGAAGAAAAAAAGGAATGGGAGTAATTGAAGCAATTATTACCCCTAAAAGGAGGTGATTTTATGGCAATCTGGTTTACTTCAGATTGGCACTGACCATTTTAACCATGATAAAGAATTTATTTGGAAAGCGCGTGGTTTTACTAGCGCCCAAGAAATGAATGATATAATTATTAAACATCATAATGATGTTGTTTCTGACGATGATGATGTTTATGTTTTAGGTGATTTGTGCTTGGGCGATCTTGAAACTGGAAGAGAGTGCATTTCTCAGATGCATGGCAAGCTTCATGTTGTATTAGGTAACCACGATACAGCTCGACGCATTGAGATGTATCAATCACTTCCTAATGTAGTTGAAATGGCATATGCGCTTCCTGTTAAATTTGGAAAATATAATTTCATTGCAACGCATTATCCCATGCTAACAGGAAATTTAGAAAAAGAATCTTTAAAACAAATGGTTCTTAATTTACATGGTCATACCCATTCAATCAATAAATTTTATAATGAACTTCCTTATTGCTATCATGTGGGAGTAGATGCTCATGATTGCAAGCCTATACAAATAGAAAATATTTTAGAAGATATGAAAAACAAAGTAAATGATTGTAAACAATATCTTTGAACCTTGAGAATTAAATAAAAGGAGAATTATTTTATGGAAATTATTTCAATGATTGCCCCTTATGCTATTCCTGTACTCATTGTAATTGCGGTAGTTCTTATCTTGTCTACCGGGTACTTGAAAGCTCCTCCTGACCAAGCATATATTATTTCTGGACTTGGTAAAAAGCCTAGAATTTTGGTTGGACGAGCCGGCATTAAGATTCCTTTCTTTGAACGAGTCGATAAACTGGCTCTTGGCGCTATTCAGATTGATGTAAAGACTGCCAGTTCAGTTCCTACAGCAGAGTATATTAATGTTAAGGTCGATTCCAATGTGAATGTGCGGATTGGACAGTCTACTGAGATGATTGAGCTGGCAGCGCAGAATTTCTTGAATGCACCTCGCGATGTTATTAATGACAAGGTCCGTGATTTGCTTGAAGGTAATGTGCGTGAAATTGTTGGCCAGATGAAGCTAACAGATATGGTTTCTGACCGCAAGGCATTTGCTGAAAAGGTTCAGGAGAATGCGGTTCCTGATTTGGCTCGTTTTGGTTTGGAACTTGTGTCCTTTAATGTCCAGAATTTCGTTGATGATAATAGTGTAATTGATAATCTTGGTATTGATAATGTAGAGCAGATTCGTAAGAAGGCTGCTATTGCAAAGTCTGATGCGCAGAGAGAAATTGCTATTGCGGAGGCTGAAAATGCCAAGAATGCTAATGATGCTAAGGTAAAGGCTGCTGAGGAAATCGCAATTCGTAATAATGATTTGGCTATTAAGCAGGCTCAGTTGAAGCAGGAAGCTGATACCAAGCAGGCTCAGGCTGATGCCGCAATGAAAATTGAGGCAGAGAATCAGCGTAAGCTGCGTGAGGTTGCTTCGACTAATGCTAATATTGCTAAGGCAGAGCGTGAATCTGAGCTGAAGCAGAAGGAAATTCAGCTGAAGGAATATGAGCTTGATGCTCTAGTGCGCAAGCAGGCTGACGCTGAGAAATATGCCGCTGAGAAGAAGGCTGAAGCTGATTTGGTCGCTCGTCAGAAGCAAGCAGAAGCTGAGCGTTTTGAAAGAGAACAGAAGGCTGAGGCTGATAAATACGCAGCTCTCCAGGAGGCTGAAGCAGTAAAGGCAAGAGCTGATGCTGCAAAGTATGCGGCCTTGGCTGAGGCCGAGGGTATTACCGCTAAGGGCCTTGCTGAGGCAGAAGCTATTGATAAGAAAGCCGAAGCGCAGAAGAAGATGGGCGAAGCCTCTATTCTGGAAATGTATTTTGAGGCTCTGCCGGAGGTTGTTAGAGAAGCTGCAACTCCTTTGTCTTGTGTTGATAAAATCACCATGTATGGTGATGGAAATTCCACTAAGATGGTTGGAGACGTTATGCGGTCTGCTGACCAAATTATGGAGGCAATCTCTGAGACAACAGGTATTGATGTAAAAACTGCGGTTGCCAGTTATCTTGGCAGTAAGAGCGCGCAGTAAATATTTTAACCCGGTATAGATTATCTATACCGGGTTTTTTGCTACTTCTAGCTTTGTTGCCGCTAGCGGCCGATGCTGCCAGAAAAATCGCCTAAGCAAATTTTTTCCAAAAAACTAGCAAATTTGATTTTACCTTAAATTTATGTTATAATATTATTACTTAATTAAGGAGGAAATATAAAAATGAAACCTAAATATACATGGGACGCAGAGCATGGTATTGCGACGTGTACAGTTTATTATAAGCAGCATGAGTTTTCTGGACTCGCTTGTTGCGATGATGCAGATAGAGATATGATGAATGAAAAAACTGGTTGCTTTATTGCTGAAATGAGAGCAGAAATTAAGCTTCTGAAATATGTAATAAATGAATATACCCAAGAAGCAAAGACATTAAATCATTTTCATTCTATTATTTCTCAGAGTGATTCTTATGATTATGGTTCTTATGAATCATATATGTTAAGACGCCAAATCCGACTAGCAGAAGGAAATCGTCAAGTAGCTAAAGAAATTCTGGAAAACCATCAGCAAGCACTTAATCAATATATTAAAGATAAAGATGATTTTTATAAATCGGTTCGCGCTTTTCGTGAGGAAAAGGCCAATAAAAGTTAAATAAATATATACAAAAGCCATATTCATTGAGAAGGAGGAATGGAATATAAAGCCTTTATTATATTTTATCCTCGGTATTATATTTATTTAGTTTATTTTACCGATTATGGAATCTTTAGCTAGTTGGCTACTTTCTTGGATTGAAGTTAAAAAAGGAAAGCAATCATTGGCTATTACAGAAATTAATGAACAAATTCAAAGCATTGGGTTAGTTGAATCTTCTACTGGCGCAATAGGCTTTGTTATCCCAGATGAAAAGGAAGATGAAGAATGACAGTATAGGCTCCGTATTACTTTTATGATACGAGTTCGTTATTAAAAAGAGCAGAAAATTTGTTTGAAGCTGATGAAAATATTGTATTTTCGTCAATAACCTTAAAAGAATTAGAAGAAATTAAAGTTTCAAACGATAAAGATGCTGATATTAAATATGCGGCCCGCAGACTATTGGCGCTATTAGAGTAGAATCCTGGCAGTTATGAGGTTTACATCTATAAGAATAATATGTTAGATGAATACATTAAAAAGCTGGATTTGCCAATTAGTAATGATACGAAGATTCTCGCTTCCGCTATAGACTTTGATATTAAGCGACATCCAGACAACACAATTTTTGTGACTAATGATTTATCCTTAAAGAATTTCGCTAATCTTTATTTTGGCGATGATATGATTACTTCAGTACAAGAAGAAGTAGATGGCTATACGGGTTATCTTGAAATAACAATGGATGATGAAGCCATGTGTGATTTTTATAATAACCTAAATGTAAATCATTATAATTTAAAAACTAATGAATACTTAAATATTTATGATACAAACAATGAATTGGTTGATAGCCGAGTTTGGACGGGAGAGACCTATAGACGATTGGAATATAGAACCTTTAGCTCTCAGTGGTTTGGAGATGTTAAGCCTTTAAAGGGAGATATTTACCAAACTCTTTTAGCTGATAGTTTAATTAATAATCAAATTACAATGGCTAAAGGCCCTGCTGGTTCTGGTAAGTCTTATTTAGCTCTTGGCTATCTATTAAGTCTTTTAGACCACAATCGCATTGACAAAATTTTGGTTTTTTGTAATACTGTAGCTACTAAAAACTCTGCTAAACTTGGATTTTATCCAGGCACAAGAGATGAAAAGCTGCTCGATTCGCAGATTGGTAACTTTTTAATTAGTAAGATTGGTAGCCGTTATGAAGTTGAGAGGCTTATTGAAGAAGAAAAGCTTGTTTTACTTCCTTTTAGTGACCTAAGAGGTTATGATACTAGTGGCATGAATGCTGGTATTTATATTACAGAAGCCCAAAATTTAGATATTGACTTAATGAAACTGGCTCTACAGAGAGTTGGCGAAGATAGTATTTGCGTAATTGATGGTGATGCTCGCGCGCAGGTGGATGATATTAGTTTTGCGGGCGCCAACAATGGTATGCGCAGAGCCTCTAAGATTTTTAGAGGACAAGACCTTTATGGAGAAGTTGAACTTAAAATTATTCATAGAAGTCGTATTGCTGAGATAGCAGAACAAATGTAAACATTAAGAAGGTAGAATATATTTTCTACCTTCTTTTTATATATCTTTAGGAGGAATTTAAATGAAATATACTTCAAGCAATCCACCTACCCAATGTATGATGACTAACAGTACCTGCTATAAGGGCACAAGTACAATGACGATTAAAGGTGTCCTTTGGCACTGCACTGGCGCAAACAATCCAAATTTAAAAAGATATGTTTAGCCTAGCACTTCAGATGCTAACTATGCTAGTTTAATGACCCTTTTGGGCAAAAATACCAATAATAATGATTGGAACCATATTACTTATCAAGCTGGTTTAAATGCTTGGATTGGTAAGACAGCAAGTGGTGCAGTCACGACAGTTCAAACAATGCCTTGGAATTATCGCCCTTGGGGCTGCGGTTCCGGCAGTAAAGGTAGCTGTAATTCTGGCTGGATCCAGTTTGAGATTTGCGAAGACGCTCTGACAGATGCAACTTACTTTAATGCTGCTTATACAGAGGCTTGCGAATTAACTGCTTATTTATGTAAAACTTACAATTTAAATCCAAAAGGTTCAGTTAGTTATTAGGGAGTATCTGTCCCTGTTATTCTTTGCCATAAGGATAGTTATAAATTAGGCTTAGGCACTGACCATAGCGATGTTTATAACTGGTTTAATAAATTTGGTAAAACGATGGATGATGTGCGTAATGACGTGGCGGCACTGATGGGTGGTAGCACAACAACTAGCTCTACCACTACTACAACAACTAGCACAGCTACTTCTTCTACAGCTAGTGCAACTACTGTTAATTATACTGGTACAGTAACTGCCTCTAGTCTGAATTGTCGTAGTGGCGCAGGAACTAATTATTCAATAGTCACATCATATGCAAAAGGAACAAAAGTCTCAATTACAAAAGAATTAAATGGATGGGGATATACAGGAAAAGGTTGGGTTTCTCTCGATTATATTACAAAAACCACAACTACAACTTCTTCTAGCTCTTCCACAAGCTACAAAGTCAAAGTCACTGCGTCCAATTTAAATATTCGTAAAGGACCTGGCACCTCTTATGCCACCAATGGCGCTATTACAGATAAGGGGACTTATACTATTGTGGCAACTTCTGATAATTGGGGCAAGTTAAAATCTGGCAAAGGCTGGATTTGTTTAGATTATACAGAGAAGGTGTAATAAATGCCAACATAGGCTCAGCAAGCGGTTAGAAATCAAAAGCCATAGAAACCGCCTTAGAAAAGAAAACCGCGCAAAAAAGAAAAGAAAGAATTTTCTAAGACATTATTGATCCAAGAGTCTATCTTAATTTGGATTATGACTCTTAGCTTTATTCGATTGGCGTATATATGTGTAGCAAATTAGTATTTTGGCGAATTACCTTGGCTCTCAGCCATGGTAGCTTTACCTTGGACTGCTTATGGAGTCAGCTAGGCATTCTATTATAATAAAGCTAAAAACGAAAATACTAAGGATGGTATTACCTACGAAACGGTTATGGCAGAATTAAATTCTCCTAATCCGGATGCTATGGGATAAATTTTTACTGGGATAGTTTTTTTAACTATCCCAGTTTTTTTTTATTTACTTGATTTTTTAACAAAAATATGATATAATATATACAGAAAGAATAGAAAGGATAATAATTATGAAAGCTGATATTATTCCATTAAATGCTGGCGATACTTTGGCTGTTTTTATTGGCCCAGAAGTAAATAACAAAGAAGCTTAGTCTATATGGGAATACTTTTCGGGCGTTTTTCCTAATAATAAAATTATAATTCTTCAAGATTATAAAGTTACTGGAATGTCTGTTTTTAAAGAAGAGCCTCATTATGAAAATATGTTTTTAAAGGATATGTAAAATGATTATTTATACCGATGGAAGTGCACATCCTAATCCCGGTCCAGGTGGTTTTGGGGTTGTTGTACTTGACAATAATGAAAATTTATTATATACTTATAGTAAACAATATGAAAATGAAGTAACAAATAATGAAATGGAAATTAAAGCTATTTTATATACTTTATTAACTTATGGCTCTAAAGATAATCCTCCGGTTGTATATAGTGATTCTTCTTATTGTGTAAATACTTTTACTAAATGGATGTATAATTGGGAATCTAGTGGTTGGATTAAATCTAATAAAAAGCCTCCTGAAAATCTTGAATTAATTAAAGCTTACTTTGAATGGACAATGAAAGGTTTTAGTATTGATTTAAGATTAATTAAAGGTCATAATGGTCATAAATGGAATGAAATGGCTGATAAATTAGCAACTGGAAAAATTAAAGGAGATAATAATTAATCTTTAATAAAAACTTTTATGTCATTGGCCAAAATGTTTAAATTGTTTTATTACTTTTTTGATATTTAATAGAAAGTAATAAGGAGTTGAATTTATAATGAATAATTATATTATATATGCTCATAAAAATAAAATTAATGGTAAAATTTATATTGGGCAAACTTGTTAGAATCCAAAGAAACGTTGGGACAATGGCAGAGGATATAAAACGTCTCCTCGTTTTTATAATGCTATTTAGAAATATGGGTGGGAAAATTTTGAACATATTATAATTCAAGATAATTTAACATTAAAAGAAGCTAATATAATAGAAGAAAAATTAATTAAACTTTTTAAAACAACTGATGAAAATTATGGTTATAATATAACAAGTGGCGGACACAATTTTACTCATTCAGAAGAAACAAAAGCTAAAATTGGAAGTTCAAATAGTGTATCTTTAAAAGGAAAAACTCATTCAGAAGAATGGAAACAACAAATGTCTGAATTATTTAGTGGCGAAGGCAATCCCTTTTATGGTAAACATCATACAGATGAAACAAAAAAGAAAATTTCTGAGAATAGAAAAGGCAAGACCGCAGGGGAGGCTCATCCCTTTTATGGTAAACATCATACAGATGAAACAAAAAATAAAATTTCTGAAAATAGAAAGGGCAAAGGCGGAAGAAAAGTAAGATGTATTAATACAGGAGAAATTTTTAATAGTTTAGGAGATGCCGCAAGATGGTGCGGGCTAAAAAATTGTACAGGAATTAGTCAAGTATGTTTAAAAAATGGAAAATAGAAAACCGCTGGAAAACATCCTATAACCAAAGAAAAATTATTATGGGAATATGTGGAGGAGATTAATGAGTAATAAAAATAGCTACAATGAGGATTCTATTGTTAGCCTTAGCCCAAGGGATTTTACCAGGCTACGTCCTGGAGTTTATGTAGGGTCAACAGAATATTCTACACAGTTATTGATTGAGATTGTTTCCAACGCTGTTGATGAATATAAAGCTGGTAATGGAGATAATATTGATGTTATGATTAATGACAAAAATGTTATTTCTGTTTTAGATAATGGACAAGGCTTCTTAGTGAATTCCCTTAGAGAAGATGGGAAAACCGTATTGGAAGCCTCTTTTAGTGTGCTTAATACAAGTGGTAAATATACAGACGATGGCGTTTATGAAGGAACTGCGCTCGGCTTGAATGGTATTGGTAGTAAACTTGCCACTTATCTTTCTCATTCTCTTTATGTAGAAACCCATAGAGATGGAGAAATGGAAGCTATTAATTTTGTAGAAGGTGAATTTTCAAATCGTAAAGTTGGAAAGCTAAAAGATTTGGACTTTGCGCATGGCACTTTAGTCAGATGGGAACCTAGCGAAGAATTTTTTACTCATGTTGAAGTTGATATTGATGTAATTAAAAAGTTGTTTAGAGTTCTTGTTTGCCTGTGTCCGGGACTGAGAATTAATCTGGATAATAAGGGCGAAAGCACCACTTATTATTCTAAGAATGGCCTTAATGACTTAGTAGATGACTCTGTTAAGGATAAAGAACTGATTAAAAATAGATTTAATTTTAATTACGCAAATGGCAAATATCAGATGAACATGGTATTGACTTATACAGATAATTATTCAGCAACTTTTATTCCTTATGTTAATACAGGTCTGACAGACAGTGGCCCGCATCTGACACAAATTAAAACAATTCTCACAAGAGAATTTAATAAGTTCTTTAGAGAAAAGAAATGGATTAAAGAAAAAGAGGATAATCTTTCTGGCGATGATATTCAGGAAGGTATGTTCTCTGTTTTTAATATTACAGCTCCTGGTGTATCATATGATGCTCAGACCAAAAGCCGAATTGTAAAAATTGATATGTCATCTTTCACCAGCGAGTTGGCAAATAGCTTACAGGTTTGGTTTAAGAGCAATGAAAAAGAAGTTAAAATTATTGCGGATAAGGCATTGGCCGCACGTAAAGCTAGAGAAGCTGCCAAAAAAGCTAGAGATGCCGCACGAGGTCAGCAAGAGAAAAAGAAAAAAGCGTTAAAGTTCGCTTCTAAACTTGCAGATTGTAATAGCTCAAATCGTTCTGAATGTGAGATTTATATAACGGAGGGAGATTCTGCTACAGGCGGCTTGAAGCTGGGTAGAGATGAAAAATTTCAAGCTGTAATGCCGGTCAGAGGTAAGATTCTTAACTGCCAAAAAGCAACGCTCGCGCAGATTCAAAAGAATGCTGAGATTATGACAATGATTGAAGCATTTGGCCTAACTATTGATACAAAAACCATGAAAGTTACTTATGATAAAAAAGATTTACGTTATGGTAAAATTATCATTATGAGTGATGCAGACGTAGATGGCGCGCACATTAAGAATCTGTTTTATACTTTTATTTGGAACTTCTGTCCAGATTTAATTAAAGATGGATATATTTATGCTGGCGTGCCTCCTCTATTTAAAGTAACTGAAGGAAATGGCAAGTCTTATAAATATCTTAAAGATCAAGCTGCACTTGATGAATATAAAGCTAGCCATACGGGAAAATATGTAGTTGGAAGAATGAAAGGTCTAGGTGAGATGGATCCAGAAGAGGTAGCAGAAACTCTCATGGATCCAGAAAATAGAATCATTCATCAGATTAGTGTGGAGGACGAAGTAAAAGCTTCTACATTATTTGAGCAAATGATGGGTTCCAGCCCTACTCCACGAAAGAAATTTTTAAAAGATTATAGTGAGGAGAGCTATTATGTGGAATAATAACACAATTGAAGATGAAATTCAGCGCAATAGTTTGGAATATGGTGTTAGTGTTAATACAGATAGAAGTATCCCCGACGCTAAATCTGGTTTAAAACCTGTAGCAAGACGAATTATTTATGATGCTTATGAAAAAGGTTTTACTTCTAATAAAAGTCATGTAAAATGCGCGAGCATAGTAGGAGATACAATTGCTCGCTTCCATCCGCATGGCGATACCTCCGTATATGACGCTATGGTTCGTCTTTCGCAGGATTGGGTTATGCGTTATCCTTTGATTGACTTCCATGGAAATAATGGTAATATTCTTGGTGATGGTTCAGCTCATTACCGTTATACAGAAGCAAGATTGGCAAAGATTAGTGAAGATGGCCTTTTAGCTGGATTAAAGAAAAAGAATGTTCCTTTTACTCTCACTTTTGATGAAAGAGAAGAAGAGCCTATTACTTTGCCCGCAATCTTTCCTAATCTTTTATGCAATCCAAATGAGGGTATTGGATGGGCAATGGGCTGTTCTTGGGCGCCGCATAATCTAAATGAAGTAGCGCAGGCCATTTTTGATTATCTTGATGGCAAGGAGCCAATGTTGCCTGGTCCTGATTTCCCAACAGGTGGTATTATCATTAATAAGGATGATATTCCTAATATTATGCGAACCGGGCATGGTAGTGTAAAGGTTCGTGGCAAATATCGTATTGATGGAAGAAATATTACTTTCTATGAAATTCCATATGGAACAAGAGTAGAAAGTTTAATGGAAGAAATTGGTAAAGCTTGTGATGAAGGTACTGTCAATGGTGTAATTGATATTAGAAATGAAACAGGTAGAAAGAGCGGCCTTCAACTTACTATTGAAATTGATAAAAATGCTAATTTAAAAGCAGTTATTAATCAGTTATTTGCTAAAACTAATCTTCAATCTTCTTTCTCTTATAATCAGGTAGCCTTAATTGGTAAAACACCAACTGAGTTGACTCTTAAAGATGCAATTAAGGTTTATATTGACCATAATCTGGATTGTATTAAAAGAGAAGCTGAATTTGATTTAAATAAAGCCCAAGCAAGAAAAGAAATTGTTGAAGGACTTCTAAAAGCTTTAGAGGATATTGATAATATTATTATTCTTATTAAGAAGTCTGAATCTTCTACAAACGCAAAAGAAAATTTAATTAAAGTATATAATTTTACTGAAAATCAGGCAAAAGCTATTGTGGATATGAAGCTTGGTAAACTAGCTGGCTTGGAAAGAATTGAATTATCTAATGAGTTTGCGGAATTGGTTGATACCATTAACCAGCTTAATACCTTGTTAAATGATGAAAATACCCAGAAGCAAGAACTTATTAACAGATTAACTGAATTTGTTAATAAGTATGGGGATGCGCGCCGCACAGAATTAACGCAGATTGAGGCTAACACCAAGGAAGAAAAAGAAATTGCAAATGTTGAGCCTGAAAAATGTGTTGTTGTAATGACGGAAAGTGGTTTAATTAAACGCATTCCAAGTTCCTCCTTTAGAGTTCAAAAGAGAAATGGAAAAGGTGTTAAGACAGTTGATGATATTGTTAATTGTATCATTCGGACAAATACCATTGATAGTCTTATGATTTTCACAAATAAAGGTAGAATGTATAGAATTTTGGTTGATAATATTCCTACAGGAACAAATGCTTCTAAGGGGCAGCCTATTAAATCTCTGATTGAGATGGACGGCGATGAAGAACCAACTATTATGTATTCTATTTACAGAGATACTGATGCGAAATATGTGTTATTTGTAACTAAAAATGGTCTGGTTAAGAAAACAGCTCTTGAAGAGTATATTAAGACTAAGAAAAAGAGTGGACTCGCAGCTATTAATCTTAAAGAGGGAGATAGCCTTGCTCAGGTAAGTCTTATTAAGGATGAAGATTTAATTATCTTAACCAAGAATGGTATGGGTATTAAATTTAATTCTACTGAAATTGCGGCTTCCGGCAGAACTACAATGGGCGTTAAGGGTATCTCTTTGAAGGATGGTGATGAAGTCATTACTGCTCTTCCAGTAAGAGATAAGAATGATACATTAGCTATCTTTGCAAAGAATGGCTTAGGTAAGAAAATTAATTTAAACGATTTGACTTTGCAGAAGCGCGCAGGCAAGGGTTTAATGGTGTATAAGGATGAAATTGCGGCAGCTACTCTTGTTTCTGATGAAGATAAAATTTTGGTTATTGGTTTGACAAATAGTATTTGTATTTCTGCAACAGACATTCCTCTCTTGGGAAGAAGTTCTGTTGGTAATCAGATTATTAAAAATACACAGATTGAAAGGGTCAGTAAGGTATGATTCAAACACTAAAAGAGTATGAAGCTAGTGTAAATTCTCTTAATATTTATACTTGTTTTTATAATGATGGAAACCCCTTGGTAAGTGATAAAGAGTGGGATGACCTTTATTTTCAGATTAAAGAATATGAGGAGCGAACTGGGGTTCATAGCCCCTATTCGCCTACTCACGCAATTGTTTATCAAAAAGTAGACGAATTGGAGGAAGTAAGTCACAATCATCCAATGTTATCTCTTGATAAAACTAAAGACTGGGATGAATTTCTCAAGTATTTTAGTTCAAAAGATGCAAGTAAAAATGTCGTAGGAATGGTTAAACTTGATGGTCTGACTTGTAGTTTGCGCTATGTAGATGGCCAACTAGTTTCAGCAGAAACTCGCGGAAATGGCACAGTGGGTTCTAATATTCTTCATAATGCCTTGGTAATTAATTCAATCCCTAAAAAGATTGAATATAAAGACGAGCTAATCCTTGATGGAGAAGTCATTTGTAAGCGTAGTGATTTTGAACCTTTTGCTGATGAATATAAAAATCCTAGAAATTTTGCGGCTGGTAGTATTAGACTTCTTGACTCTAGCGAATGTGCTCATCGAAATCTAACATTTGTTGTTTGGAATGTTGTTAAGGGCTTTTCTGAATCTAATTCATTTATTGAAAAACTAGAGCTAATTGAAAAGCAAGGCTTTATTACAGTACCTTGGACTTCTTCTTTTGACTGGGATGCCGCAGATTTTCTTAAAAACCAAGCTGATGAATTGGGCTACCCGATTGATGGCCTTGTAGGAAGATTTGAGGATATTGCTTTTGGAGAGTCTCTTCCAGCTACTGCGCACCATAATGGGGCTGCATTTGCTTTTAAATTTTATGATGAAGAGTATGAAACTCAGCTTTTGGATATTGAATATGGGATGGGCCGAACTGGTCAATTAACTCCTGTAGCAGTATTTCAACCTGTAGCTACAGAGGATAGCATTATTGAAAGAGCTTCTTTACATAATTTAAGTGTTCTAAAGGAAATATTAGGCCAGCCTTATGTTGGACAAAAAATTAAAGTAGCTAAGATGAATATGATTATTCCACAAGTCATGTCAGCAGCTGATTGGATTGAAGGTGCGACTGCGATTAATCCTCCTGATATTTGTCCAGTTTGTGGAGGAAAAGCAGAAATTGTAGAATCTGATTCCGGTATTAAAAATCTGATTTGCGCCAACCCTCAATGCTCTGGCAAAGCAATTAATGTAATTGACCATTTTGTTGGACTTAAAGGACTTGATATTAAAGGACTGTCAAAGGCTACAATTGAAAAATTAATTGATTGGGAATGGGTAACTTCTCCAATTGATATTTTTTATCTTGATAGTCATGCAAAAGAATGGGTTAAGAAGCCTGGCTTTGGGCCTAAGTCTGTTGAAAAAGTTCTTGAGGCCATCAAAAAAGGCTCTGAGGATGTAGACCTATGGAGGATTATTTCTGCGGCCGGCATTCCTTTAATTGGTTCTACCGTAGCAAAGCAGCTTGCAGAAGAATTTAAAACTTATGAGGCTTTTCGTGAAGCTATTGACAATAAATATGATTTTACTAAACTGTATGGTTTTGGGTATAATATGGCTGATAGTCTTTTAAATTATAATTATGATGAATTGGATGAAATTGCTAAAATTGTAAATATTAAAGAAGTTGAAGATACTGAGAAAGGTAACTCTCTTCAAGGTATTAATTTTTGTATTACAGGAAAGCTAACTAAATATAAAAATCGTGATGCTTTAAAGGCTGAAATTGAAAACAATGGTGGTAAAGTATTAAGTTCAATCAGTAAGAATACTAACTATTTAATCAATAATGATGTAAATAGTTCAAGTAGTAAGAACGCTTCTGCTAAAAAAATGGGAATTCCCATTATTTCGGAAGAAGAATTTATTGAGAAATTTTTATAATTTTTTCTTGACATAAGAAAAAAAATATTATATAATATGCTTGTAAATAAAACAAAAGGATGAAAAATAAATCTATGAAGAAAAAAGAGCTATAGGCTCTAGCGAAAAAGATTGCTAACGCAGAATATATCATTTAGCACAGCGATGATAAAAAGGCTATCGCAAGAGCGCAAGAGGAAACTATTAAACTTTGTAGTCATGTTGATAGTCTTGATGACATTACTTTAATAGATGAATATG